AGCATTGCATGGAGATAGCACTATAATCATTACATTAGATAATGATAGTGTTGTGGAAATCTCAGGCGAAGAGCTAGCTCTCTATGGCGAACTAACGCCTATGGATGACTAGACGCAGATAATCACACCATTACTACCAACCTGACAGACGGTTACAGACCCATCAGGTGCAAGAATAGTAGTAGTTTGAGCCATAACCTGTTCTGTTCCCCAAATAGCTAATGCAGCTAATACCACAATAAATACCCAATATGTTTTATTCATCATCAACTCTCCCTAACATAGCTTCTAACTCAGGTGGATTAGTGGCTGCAGCACTTTTTTCTATAAGCTCTTGTCTTTTTTCTTTCAGATAAAAAATACATTTATCAATATCTAATATCATTTCACCTTTTCTTCCAGCTCTTAAAAAGTATTTGCCTGCACTCCACATAAGTGGGTCATTAGGAAAGTACGCCTTTAAAATATCAATTGTTTCATAACCATTCACAATATAATGTGGAGGTCTATTCACCATATCTACCATATCTATCCCCTTATAAAAAATAAATCAATTAACTGATAACAACCATAAAAAAACCAACCCATACCACCAACAATCAATAACCATACTACCACTTCTAATATCTTTTCTGCTCTTGCCATCTGCCATACTCCCTTCCTACAGTTACAGATACATATTTTCTATTCTTAAATCTTTTATCCAATGTGTACATCTTTTACTCCATGCAATTGTTCTATAAGTCTAGCAAATCTAAATATCTTGTCAATTGTTATTACCTGACTACCGTATCCAAATGCTTCTTTGTATACCTTTATAATTTCTTCTTGTGTAAGTGGTTTAGAGTCCACCATGTGCCTCCGTTAGTTTCTTACTATCGTACTTAGATAATCCTTTATATTCTTCTACAGGCTCACCAGGAACTAATGGTGTTATCTTAATATGATGCGTTGTATTCTTTAGGTCGTTTAAATATGAAAGCTGGTTAGGATGAAATGACCATAAGTAAGACTTCTTTAGGTCACCAGACTTAACATCAAACTCTTCATAAAGCCATGCTACAGGTTCTTTTTTCATGATTTATCCAATAGTAATGAATGTCCAAATAATCCTATTTCTAAATAACAACTATGTAAAGTAATGGCAAAACTTAAATATAATATAATTGGTTTATATTTATAAACAGTTATATTATTATATGGACCATTATCTTTATCTAATCTCCATGCTATTTTTTGTTCATCATAACTACTAAATGGATTAGTAATATTTATTGAAATATCTATCATTAGTAAAACACCATCCTTCCAATTTTAATATTAGGTTTTTTATCCCAGATATATCTCATATCTACACTATCATCATGAAAGTATAAACTATTTCCTACTGGGTTTTTATGCTTTTTAAAGAATAATGTATCTACTACAAGCAGTTTAGTCTTTAATAGTGTTTCTTGGTCTATGTTCTTTTCATTAGCTTTCATCATGTTTTCTATGCCAATAAACTGTCCTCTAGCATAAACCACTTCACACACATCACGACCAAATCGTTTAGACCTAACTCTATTCATAATGACATTAATAACCCCTAGCTTTTCTTCTAGTGATTGCATGTTGACTTCTGTATAAACAGCAGTCGCTATACAATGTACATCATGTTCTGAAATATGTATATCCATGATACCTTTCTAATGATTATCCTGTGTCTAGCAAACCCACATAAGCGTATAATTCCATTATATTGTGCAATTAAGCATAATATATTAATTAAGGATAAATACCATGTGGACAACTCCAGCAGCTACAGAAATGCGTTTTGGCTTTGAAGTAACTATGTACGTAATGAACAAATAAGTTATACAAAAATATAACTTTTATTATGTGTATAGTGTGTATGGGGATGCTCCTAGAAAGGAACATCCTCATCTGCACCTTCAACAGCCGGTACACTTCTAGTGTTATTTTGTTCTTGTTGTAAAGTTTTACCACCTAACATTTGCATACTGTTTGCTACAATTTCAGTTGTATATCTTTCTTGACCTTCTTTATTGGTCCATTTACGAGTTTGTAAAGCACCTTCAACGTATACTGGACTGCCTTTTTTAAGATACTCACCAGCAATTTCAGCTAATTTTCTATACATAACAATGTTATGCCATTCTGTTTTTTCTTGTTTTTGACCTGCTTTATCTTTCCAACTGTCAGTAGTAGCAATACTAAAACTACACACAGCGTCACCATTAGTTAAAAATTTAACCTCTGGGTCTTTCCCTAAATTACCTACGATAATTGCTTTATTTACTGATGCCATCTTTTAACTCCTTAAGTTTAATTATTGTGTTATCCACTTCTTTAAGAAATGTGATTATCTCGTCAACAAGCATTTTAATATACTCATCATCCCTGTCAACTTGTTTGACGAATAGTACCATATTATCAGGGAAATTTGGGTTGTAACTAACGAAGTGTGCAAACCTAGCACCTGTAACAGCCATTTGCCATTGTATTTGTGGTATATACTTACTAGGCACTTTGTCAGTCATTAATGTATTTGTATGTGTTGTTTCTATAGGGCATTTAATTTCTAAAACACCATCACCATCTGCAATAATGCCATCTGGACTAGCACCACTCATAGCAATTGTTGGGTGGTCTATAAAGCCTACCTCTTTAACAATACCATACTTTAATTCATATAAAGACCTTGCAGCTTCTTCCCTATCAATACCATCTTGCATAGCTTGATTAATATAACCACTATCTGCTTTTTTACCTGTAAGTCTTTCAGTTACAATTTGAGTAAGATAATTTTGACGAGATGTAGAAACACCTGTTTTAGTCTTTGCTATAACATCAGCTACACGACTAGCTGTTACTTTTGATAGTCGTGCATCAAACCATTCTTGTGTGCGTTGTTCCATTATGCCGCCTTTAATGTAGCTACAAAATCAGAACATTGGTCTTTATCTTCTTTAGACATTTTTGCATATACAACTCTAGCTGCATCAATACCTTTATCAGCATAAGTTGTTTTTAATGTTTCTAGTGGGTCAACATCTGGTAAATCTTCACCGCTATAAATATATAAGCCAATACCATGTAATGCAATAGCTTTAGCTAAACAACGCTGCATAGCTGTATTAACTGCCATAGCGTCAGGATTTTTCATGGCTTTGTTAGCAAAATCCAATACTGGTAATTGAGCTGTCATAGTTTTACCAAAAGCTGTAACTGAACAAAACACCATAAGTGTTTCTCCAAACTGTTTAGGCTCTTTGTATTCCCATGTTGCATTTTGGTCTTGTTGTAAAAGTGTGTCAACAGACCACGACCATGAAAGGTAGTTAAATTTACCTTTCTTTTCCAAATGTTCTGATACATCAATCTTACGTAATTCTAAATATTTACTCATCATTTCTCTCCTGTTGTTTTGTTTCCATCTCGTGTAGTTCTTGCATCACTTCCTGGTAAAATTGGTCTTCCATTTAATCTCTCCCTTTCGTCAAACCTATCATTAAGTTCTTTTAATTCTTTCCAAACATCTTCTAGTATTTCTGCTACAGGTCTTAAACCATTCGCCATATTATATACCCCCAAAACACAAAAAGAAATAGCCATAAATATTTATTCATCATGCTTCTCCTGTTGGTCAAGTTTATATTGGGCTTCTTCTTCCAATCTGTCAAGTCTATCCATTTCATCTAAATATGCGTCTGGGTCTAGGTGGCGTTCCATTATATTGCTCCTGCTAACTTGCCCATAATGTATAGGCATAAAGCTACGTAAGCCCAAAACGCTACTGCTAATACTATCATTGTTGAAATTTTCATGTCTCTCTCCTAAAATTGACAATTGAACTTTAAACCTATAAAAAACACATGTCAAGTATTTCTAGTAAATAACTAGCAAAAAAATAGTTTACAAATAATATTTATTCGTGTAAGGTTTTGACCTATGGAGATATTACGCTTTATTATATTAGACGAATTTGATGGAAAGCCTTTAAGAGCCTTTAGTAATAGGGCATCTGCTAAATGGTTTCTTGAAAACAGACCTAATTGTAAGCTCCATGTTTTACCAAAAGCAAAATCTGTGCCAGTCACAGAATTATACGAAGAATGTTTATTTTAAGGAGAGTGTATGTACAAGATTAAGAACTGGGAGAAGTTTAATCTTTATAACCCAAAAAACCCAAGATACCAAAAAAAGATGACATGGTTTAAATTTTATGGTACGGATTACATAAATAACATAGATATACATAAGCTATCTTTTGAACAAAAAGCTGTTTTAGTAGAGTTATGGTGTCTTGGTTCTGAAAGTGATGGTGTGTTACCAGACTTGTTTGAAATAGCTTTTAGACTTCATTATCCTATTGATTTTGTTGATAAAATAACAAAAGAACTATTTGCTAGAGGATTACTAGTAGAAAACTACGAGCCTGTTAGGATAGAGAAGAGAAGAGAAGAGAAGATAAGAGAAGATATACATGTCGTTAAAACGACCAAAAGGTTTGAAGAATTTTGGGAAAGCTATCCTAATATTCGGAAGGTAAATAAGAAAACTTGTTTAGAAAGATGGGCTAATAAAAACATTGACGCTATAGCAGATGAAGTGATAGGGTATGTAAACAAAATGAAAGATACCCAATCATGGAAAGATGGCTTCTCACCAGCTCCACTTACTTTACTTAACCAGGAGAGATGGAATGATGGTGACGTGCAACAAGTTCGCAAGGTATGGGAAGGTGGAATATGAGTAAAGAAATAGTAAATTCTGATAGTCTTAACGAAATAGAATTAATACATTATGAATTAGACAATCAATTACTTACATCTGATGATTATATTTATCAACCACCAACTACAGAGCAAAAATATTTATATGTCTATAACCACATGGGATTAGGGCATATATTTTATAAAAGACCTGTTGGTCTACCTGAAGAATATGTAGGAAAGATAAAATTAGAGGTAGAAGAATGAAAAAAGAAACTAATGAAGCTATTGGAACATTTATAGGTCAAACTATTATATGGGTTTTATGTTTACTTGCTATAGGATTTATAGCTAAAATTGGTTATATATTAATTAAATTTTCTTGGGGTTTAATATGAATTTAGGTGAAGTCATTGATAATCTCACAGTAAGCCAAGCAACGGTTCAAGAGTTTTACAATGATGGATATGCTCATGCAGAATTCAAAGTAAAGTCAAGTGATGTATTTGAGTCTGACTTGCATAAATACTTTACAGAAGATATTTTTGCTGGTAGGTCATTGGGTTGGATAAAGACTGAAGAAAAGTTTAGAGTTCGCCAAGGGGAATTAATTTTGGCAACCGGACCTAGCGGACATGGCAAATCAATGTGGCTATCTCAAGTTGTATTATCTCTAATGAAACAAGACACAAAATGCTTGATTGCGAGCCTTGAGATGAAACCTGTTCTCACTCTTAGTCGCATGTTAATTCAGACATTAGGTTCACCAGAGCCTACACCTGAGTATATTTCTGCGTGGGTTAATCGGGCTAAAGATAAATTATTTATTTACGACCAGTTGGGGGTTACAACATCTCAAGACATGTTTAGTACTTTGCACTACGGAAAACACGTTCTCCAATGTGAGGTCTTTATAATAGATAGCTTAATGAAAATGAGTGATATTAGTGAGGAGTCGTTAGAGAACCAAAAATTATTTGTAGATAGGCTATGTACGATATGTCGCGATTTAAACATTACCGTTTTTTTAGTGGCACATACAAGAAAATTAAAATCAGAAGAAGATATCCCTGATGCAACAAGCATCATGGGCAGCAGCCACATTCGTAACCTCGCAGATGCGATATTATGTATTTGGCGGAACAGAACTAAAGAGAGGCTTAGGGAAGAAGGTAAAACATCTGAAGAAGATTTGCGTATAATTCCTGATGCAAAATGTATAGTCCAAAAACAAAGGAATGCCCAGTTTGAAGGGAGCTTTAATTTTTGGTATAATCCTAAATCATTAACTTACCAGGAGAGCCCACCTAAATGACCATAAATGATTTTATAAAAGAATGTAAGAAATTGTTTGGAGATGATATAGAATATAAAGTTACCACTAAAGATGGTATTGTATTTAAACAAACGAAAGGATGGAGAGATGCTAAAATGGAGTTTGACGAAGGACAACTTGCCAATGCTAGTGGAG